GCCTCTGACGAGGCTTAAACTCCCGGGTGGCGCAGTCGTAACCGGCTGCACCTATGGCAGTAGCTCATCTTGAGCTACCTGAAACCCTAATTCAAACAAGTCAAAGTTTGAAAGTTTTGAAGGGTTATGCAAAGGGATATTCATGTTTCCGCCAGCTAACGCTAGTAGAGCATGAAGTACATCGTACTTACACTTAGTGACATAATGTCCTTTGTTGTAGTAACGGTATGTATCGATATTTGGCACGTTTGCCATTTCTCGGTAATCTCCTTTCATCCATGAGTTGTAGATACTAAACTCATCTTCCGTCTCCGGAAGATAACTCATTAGTTGATCGCTAAGTGCGAACACTAACGGGTGGTTTGGTTCTACAGTTACTTGACAGACTTGCTTTGGTGAGTCGGGCTTGTTAATCCCGACTGTTGATTTCCAAAAGACATAGTTTCGCGCAATGCGAACCATAGTCTCTAGGTCCTCTTCTGGAAGGCGATTTAAAATATCGCCCCAGTTGCCTGGTGTAACCTCTAATAATGGAGGCATACCAGTTACTGTTTCTGGAAGAGTCAACATGTCTGCTATCATCTTACCATCTTGATGGTTCGATAATAGAGAAACCAAAGCTGGGCCGAGATATGAATCCTCGTACCCTCTCTCACGGACCAACTTGACAAACTCTAGAGTTTGTTCCGGTTTGTTCCGTATCTCTTCTATTAGATTTACAGGGAGACCTGTAACTTCTTTATGGTCGAGAAAGAGTCTCTTTGCGAATTCGGCATTGCCGTCTTCACTCTGAGTACACTTGGAGAGTGATATGGAAACTCCTAACCTTTGAATAGTCTCCGTATACAAGTTGTATACGTCAGATCTACTATCAAGGGTGTCATCGCCTAGAATTAGGTAATTATAATTCTTAATCCCTAATTTGAAAGCACACCATTGCTTTACAGCATGATGTGTTAGCGTAGACACTGGCCATGAGCTTAACAAGCCCATGGGGTTGCCACAGACGTATTTGACGTCACCCTTAGGGTGACTAAAATAACGTTGTGAGACAACTTGTTCCCATAACCCACCCAACACAGTACCATATGCGGCACTTACAAGAGCCACTTCCAACTTTCTAGGGAAGCGATCTGTAAATGCTGTCATATCTGAACTATATAGATGGTTACCTAATCTTTTAACAAGAGAAGGTATATCACTTTGTCTGTGTGTCACATCGCTTGGAAGTCTTCTTAGCGCTATCATGAATCCTTTATGGATTGCATTTAATGCCGTGTTAGACCACCAATCAGCTATTGCCACAACGCGTGTTTTACACGCTGCGTCAGATAGTAGAATGAGTTTGGAAGTTTTGAAGCTTCCCTCATGCGACTTGTAACTAGTCATATCCAGATATGGAGAAGTTATCTTCATTAATTCTGAAATAGACTGCAGTAATTGAGGTTCCTGCCGCAAGGCAGTTAAATCTTTTATTGCGTTAATAGTAGCAGGACCATTAGGTCCGGCTCTGTTACTCATTACAAGCTGTGAGTGTTCAAGGTTTGGTATTTTACCAACCTTGTCCCATGTTCGTATATATTCTGATATTTCTTCGACTAGACTTTCGTCAGCCGTCGATTCATCGGTTATAGTACTCACTGAATATTCAGGTTCTATCCTGAATGTATCAATAATTCTCATCACTGAGAATGAGTACCGAACACTATATACATCGTCTAAGTTAGGTTTAAGAAAGCTTATCGCTTTCGGAAAACTATCCTTATCTGCTTTGCAGAAAGGAATTGGTACAACAGTCTGCCCTAAGGCGTACTGCTGTAGGACCAATCTAAAGGCTTTAAGCCTCTTTATTGTCTCCAACTTTCCATGGTTGACGACCATGTTAACGACCAAACGCTTATATTTATTAACGTTCAAGTCGGACGATTTATGATGTAATACATTAACCATAGGTAGCAGGTCACTTATGTGATTTTGCCAACCGTAGTTAATTGTTTTATTGATTAAGTTTTTATTAATAGTTGTTTCCATTCGATAACTTCTATTGATAAGTTGCTCTCTCAAAGGGCAAGCCCGATGGTGCTAACTTACTTGGGGTACAGTTTTATCTGCGGATAAGCGTCCAAGGACGC